AACAGGCGGATCACAGCGACGTGGCTAAGGACCGCGAAGACATACCGATTGCGGAAAGCAAAGGCCATGTTCAACGCGATGTCCCTCGCAATAGACAAAGTGGTCCGAGCAAACTGAAGATCGCCAGGGACGCGGCGTGGGAGGTGAAAGCCAAGGTTGGCCTGATGAAGGACACCGAAGCTAACGCCTTGGTAGCCGGTCGCATTGTCCGTGATTACCTGAAGGAGAGGGGGCTTAGGCCCAGCCACATTGTGGCCATCGCCCCAATGGCGGTGGCACTGGCCCTCACTCCGACGGAACACGACATTGAGGCCCGGCGCTATAGGGCCACCACCGCCGCATCGAGCCGCAAGGATGACTATTACGGCGACTGGGTCACTACGGTCTTAGGACTCGCCAGTGGCTGGTCTAATCCCCTAGCGCGGTTCGTGCTGGGGGACAGACAGGTCGTCGTGGATAGCCTGCCGAGCAAGTAGGGAAGCCTAGAGCGTATCTGTGGGGTCACGACTAGCGTGGTGCGGCACACGCCGTTGGCCCGGTTGACCATAGATAAGCGCTCGGGCTGTGAGCGAGACCGTGTAGCCTATAGGGTTTGTGGGTTGTCCCCAGGCTTTGAGTACGGTGTTCACAACAACAACCTACAAAACCTCTTACGTGGCATCAGGGAGCGTGTATTCGCTGTGGAGAAGGAGGGCGAGCTCGTCAGCCCGCCCCGCCCTGACGCCCGGGTCTTTGAGGAGGAGATGGCAAAATTCGCCAACAGTTTTGATAAATTGTCGCCACCGACCACCCCGTGGACCACAGTCGAGTTCTGTGGGACTTACGTGGGTCGCAGGCGCACCATTTACGAGGCCGCGGCGGAGAGCCTAATCAACGCGCCACTCCAGCGCAGCGATGCCAACTCCAACTCATTTCTTAAGGCTGAGAAGATCCCTTTCGGATCAAAGCCTGACCCGGCACCAAGACTCATACACCCGAGGAGTCCAAGGTACAACGTAGAGGTTGGAGTGTTCCTGAAGAAGATCGAACACCAGGTGTACCACCAGGTCGACACCATCTGGGGGCATCGGACAGTGCTGAAGGGGTGCAACGCCCACCGCACTGCAGCCATACTGCGCCGG